GACAAGGACATGACCCTCGAATTTATCGAGGTCTGCGCGATGTGGGCGCGCGCGTTCGGCCTCGTCGCCGGTGAGCTGGAAGAGGAAGAAGTCCTCTACGTCGACGACAACGGCAAGGAACAGGGCGTCAAGGCGTTCTCGATCCGGTTCGCCTCGGGCTTCCGCGTCACGGCGCTGCCGAGCGTTCCGCGCGCACTGCGCGGCAAGCAGGGCGTGGTCATCATCGACGAGGCGGCGTTCCACAAGAACGTGGACGAAGTGATCAAGTCGGCCATGGCGCTGCTGATCTGGGGCGGCCAGGTGGTCGTCATCTCCACCCACGACGGCGTCGCCAATGCGTTCAACGTGCTGCTGGAAGAGATCAAGGCCGGCAGGCGCAAGGGCGTCCCGCTCAAGATCACTTTCCGCGCTGCGATGGGCGCGGGCCTGTATGACCGCGTCGCCCTGGTCGCGAAGACCAAGGGCACCGAACTGCCGCCCAAGGAAGCGTGGGAAGCGGACATCCGCGCAGCCTACGGCGACGACGCGGGCGAGGAGCTCGACTGCATCCCCAAGATGGGATCGGGCGCGCTGATCAGCCTGGAGGACATCCTCGCCTGCGAATCGAGCGAGGCGGGCGTGCCCGAACTTTACCTGGGCGGGCTGTGCTACGGCGGGCGCGACGTTGCTCGCCGCCGCGATGGCCAGATCCAGATCGTCTCCGAACTGGTCGGCGACGTGCTGTGGGAGCGCGACGGCTACCGCGAAGTCGGGCAGACCTTCGCGCATCAGGACGCCTACTTCGACGCGAGCTTCCAGAACTTCCGCATGGTGCAGTGGCGCGTCGACCAGACCGGCATGGGCGAGAAGGTGGTCGAGGATCAGGTGCGCAAGCACGGCTCGTCCCGTGTGGTCGGCGTGATGCTGACCGGGCCGGAGCGCGTCAATCTGGCGCTCGGGCTGCAGAAGCGGTTTCAGGAGCGCAAGATCCGCCTCCGCTCCGATCCCCGCACCCGCGCCGACATTCTGGCCATCAAGAAAATCGGCAGCGAACAGTCAGGCGGCATTCGCATCGTCAACGACGGCGACATCCACGCCGACGAATTCTGGGCCTACGCGCTCGGGTCGCAGGCGTGCGACATGGCCGGGGCGCTTTACGAGTACCGGGGCATCGGCGCGGGCGAAGTGCCGAAGGGCATGAAGCGCGGGCAGCCGGGCTACTTCAACCCCGATGACCTGCGCAGCAATGATCAGAGCCGGTTCGGCCGGCACAAGGGAGCATGGTAATGGCAGGTCCGCCCGCACTCGTTTTACCGGATGGTCGGCCTTTCCAGCGCGAGCAGCTCGGCGTGGAGATCGCGGCCGCATCGCGCGCCTCGATCCGCACGATCCATTCGGGCCACCCGGCGCAGGGGTTGACGCCGCAGCGGCTCGCCTCCCTGCTGCTCGGTGCCGAACAGGGCGACGCCATCGCCTATTTCGAGTTGGCCGAGGAGATGGAGGAGAAGGACCTCCACTACCTGTCGCTGCTGCGCACCCGCAAGCTAGCGGTCACACAGTTGCCGATCGAGGTGGAGCCTGCCGACGACAGCGCCCAGGCGAAGGAAGACGCGGCGCTGGTCGATGACTGGCTCGACCGTGACCTGCTGGAGGCCGAGCTGTTCGATATTCTCGACGCCGTCGGCAAGGGCGTTTCGGCCACCGAGATGATCTGGACGATGAAGCCCGCAAGCTGGCTACCGCGCGCGCTCAAGTGGCGCGACCCGCGCTGGTTCGAGTTCGATCAGGTCACGGGCGAGGAACTGCTGCTGCGCGGCGGCGAGCAGGGCATGGGCGTGTCCTCCCCGCTGCCCGGCGGCAAGTTCATCGTCCACTTCCACCCGTCGAAGTCCGGCCTGCCGATCCGCAGCGGCCTCGCCCGCATCGCGGCCTGGGGCTACATGTTCAAGAACTTCGCGATCAAGGACTGGGTGACCTTCCTGGAGCGTTACGGCCACCCGATCCGCATCGGCAAATACGGCCCGAACGAGAGCGAGACAAACAAGAACATCCTGTACCGCGCGCTGTGGGAGCTGGGCAGCGATGCCGCAGCCGCCTTCCCCGAGACGATGAGCGTGGAGTTCGTCGACCGCAAGGCAGGGACCGCGCCCGACGATCTGTGGAAGAGCCACGCCGAATACATCGACCTGCAGATGTCGAAGGCAGTGCTCGGCCAGACCAGCACCACGGACGCGGTCGCGGGCGGGCTGGGATCGGGACAGGCAGAGAGCCATTCCGCCGTTGCCGAGGCGATCGAGCGGGCCGACGCCAAGCTGCTGGCCGCCACGCTCAACCGCGATCTGGTCGTGCCGCTCGTCATGCTCAACCGGGGGCCGCGCGAGAAATATCCGCGCCTCAAGATCGGCCGCCCCGATCAGGAGGACATCAAGGTCACGGTCGAGACTGCCGAGAAGCTGGCCGGGATGGGCGTCCAGATCGACGGCGAGGAACTGCGCGAACGGGCCGGGCTGCCCGCCGCCAAGACCCCGGAAACGGCACTGAAGCCTCCCAGCAATGGCGCGCCCCCAATTCTGCCCGAGGCTGCGCAGGGAACGCCAAGTGGGTCAGTGCCCGCGAAAAGTTCCCCGACCGGCCTCTTAGGGCCTCTTAAACCGCCTGTGACGGCAAAACCGGGCGACCTTCCCGCTCTCCAGTCGCAGCAGGAGGAGCCGTCAGAGCGCGAGCCCGATGCCATCGCCCTGACGACCGAGGAAGCACTCGGCGACTGGGAAGAACTGATCGCGCCGATGGTCGGCCCGGTGCGCGATCTGATCGACGGCTGCGAGACGCTGGCCGAACTGCAATCGCAACTGGCCGGAACGATCGAGAGCATGGGCGCGGACGCCTTCACCGAGGCACTGGCGCGGGGTCTGTTCGCCGCGCGCGTCGCGGGCCTTGCCGCGCCGCAGGAGTGAACCTTGGCCGCTGGCGATCTTACCCAGGCGCAGTTCGCCATCGCGTTCGCCTTCGCACGATCGGAGGCGGCGCCGATGCGCATCTTCACCGGGGAGGAAGTGACCGCCGCGCCTGATGAGCCGCGCTTCGATCATGACGAGGCGGGCACGGCGCGCGGGCTGCTGGTGAGCGCCGGCGCGGATCTGGGCGGCGGTGACCGGGTCAGCCTCGATTCGCTGATGCTGCCGGCAGAGCTGGTGTCCGGGGCCGTGCCGGGCAGCCGCGACGCCACCGTGTTCCACGCATTCGCCCGCGCGGGCGCCGAGCCGTGGGCGATCGAACGCCGCGCCTGGTACACCCGCGATGCCGCCGCGCTGGTCGATAGCCTGCTGCTGCAGGCGGGGCATCATCTGGCGTTGGGTGTGATTTCCGGGTTCCGGGCCGATGCTGGCGGAGCCGATGCTGCCGGGTTCGTCCGCTATCGCGGGCAGGAGTGGGCGCTGGCAGGCGTTGTGCTGGCGAATGGCGCGGCGGCGATCGCGGTCGATGCCGCCGGCGCGTTGCCGCTGATCGCGGCGGGCGCCTGATGGCAGAGGAAGCGCTGCCCCGGCTCGATCCGGTGGAAGCCATCGCGCTGTTTCGCGGCAAGGGCTGGGAGATCGGCTTCGACTGGCGCGATGTCTGGCAGGAGGAGCATGCCCGCGCCTTCACCGTCGCCAAGGCGATGAGCCGCGACCTGCTGGAGGACATCCGCGCCGAAGTGGACAAGGCGCTGAGCGAAGGCCTCACCCTGAAGCAGTTTTCCGACGCACTCACGCCCCGCCTGCAGGCGCGCGGATGGTGGGGCCGCAAATACATGGCCGACCCCGGAACCGGCGAGAGCAAGGTCGTCCAGCTCGGCAGCCCGGCGCGGCTGCGCACGATCTACGATACCAACATGCGCACGAGCTACATGGCCGGTCGCTGGCAGCGCATCCAGCGGACCAAAAAGACGCTGCCGTTCCTGCGATACGTCTCGGTTATGGACGGGCGCGAGCGCGACGAGCACCACGCCTGGCACGGCACGATCCTGCTGGCCGATCATCCCTGGTGGAAAAATCACTATGGCCCGTGCGGCTGGGGCTGCCGGTGCAGTACGC